TGTCCTCGGCACCGATCGCGGTCAAGTCGCTGATCACCGGCTCCTCATCGACATCCGGCGGCGCGTTCGTGGTCAACGAGCGCACCGACATTGTCGAGATGCTCGGCCGCAAGGAACTCAAGATCCGCGACCTGATCTCGACCCGCCGCACCGGCAGCGACACGGTGGAATTCGTGCGGCAGACCAGCCACACCAATGCCGCTGATGTCGTGCCTGAGGCGACCAGCTCGGCACGGCCGACCGCTCCGGGCTCCGCGGGCCCGACCGTCAACGTCGCCGGAGGCGGTTACAAGCCCGAAGGCTCGTGGGCATTCGAGATCGTCTCGACCACCGTCAAGACGATCGCCGAGTGGGTGCCGATCACCAAGCGCGCCTTGGCCGACGTTGCCCAGCTGGAGGGGCTGATCAACGACGAACTGAGCAAGGACGTCGCCGAGAAGGAAGAGGATCAGATCCTCAACGGCTCCGGGTCCGGGGAGAACATCGCCGGCATCAACAACACCTCGGGTATCCAGACCCAGGCGTGGACCACGGACTTCTTCACCACGACCCGCAAGGCCGTGACGAAGGCCCGCCACGTGGGCCGGGTCAACCCGAACGCGTGGGTGTTTAACCCCGCGGACGCCGAGGCGCTGGACCTGCTCAAGGACGGCGAGAACCGCTACTACTACGGCGGCCCCCAGTCGATCACCAACCGCACCCTGTGGGGTATCCCGGTGATCGAGTCCGAGTCGCAGGCCGAAGGTACTGGCCTGCTCGGCGACTACAAGAAGGCCGTCCTGTGGGACCGCGAGCAGACCACGGTCACCATGACCGATTCGCACGAAGACTTCTTCGTGCGCAACCTGGTCGCGGTGCTCGGCGAAGAGCGTGTGGCGTTCGGCGTGACCCGCCCGCCCGCGTTCGTGTCGGTGGATCTGACCGCCTAAATGGCACTGATCGGAGTAGAGGCCGGGGATGGTCCGTCGTGGCTGTCCCCGGCTCCACCTCAAGGAGGACCGGTGAAGAAATACAACGTGGTGGTCAATGGCGTGCAGACCACGCTCTTGCTCAACGACGAGGACGCCGAGCGGCGCGGCTTGCTCCCGGCGGCCGAGAAGCCCGCGGCGAAGGCCGCCAAGGCTCCGACGAACAAGGCGCGGCCCGCTGTGGCCGACAAGCAGGCGTAACAGTGCTCGATACAGCCGCACTGGCGGAGTACACCAAAGGCCGCTTGGTTGCTGATGATTCGGAGACCGAGCGGAACCTCGCGGCAGGACTGGCCGTGGTGCAGCGTTGGTGCGGCTGGCACGTCACCCCCGTCAAAGAAGAGCATGAGGTCGAACTCGATGGGCCCGGGGGGTCGCTGCTACGGCTGCCGACTCTCCGGGTCGTCGAGTTGATCAGCGTCGTCGAGGATGGCGTAACCCTCAATCTCGGCAGCCTGGAGTGGTCCAAGACCGGGTTGGTGCGCAAGAAGTCCGGGGCGCCATGGTCGAGCAAGCTGGGTGCGATCACGGTGACGATGGATCACGGATTCGACGAAGCTGCCGACTTCGAGTCCGCGGTGCTCTCGTACGTCGACCGTACGTCGCAGGCACCCACGGGCGGCAAGCCCATCGCGGTCGGCCCGTTCCGGTGGGCCGAAGAGAAAACCGTTGCAGGGTCGGCATTTTCCATGGCAGAGCTTTCGATCCTGGACCTGTACCGATTGGAGCCGCAGCCGTGAGCGAGCAGGTGATCCGCCACCGCGGCACCGGCCGCGACGAAAACGGTCAGCTGACCCCGGCAACCGACACCACCCTGACGGCCATCGCAGTGGCACCCGGCAGCGGCTCACAATCCGGACAAGGGCACCGCCAAGAGCGAGCGCGCAGCGGTGAGGACATCGCGTGCACGGTCTACTTCTACCCCGGTACCGACCTGATCAACAGCGACGAACTGACAGTGCGCGGCAACCGTTTTCCGATCATCGTCAATGACTGGATGCTCTCGGGCCTCGGCGGCTTAGAGGTGCTGTGCACGCGGGGGCAAGGCTGATGGCCTTCGTGCTGGACCAAGAGGGTGGCGCCGAAGTACTCAAGGAGCTGGCAGCCAGCGCGATCAATGATCTGGCGCAGCAGGTTGCCGACGACATCGGCGAGGGCGCCAAGGTCACGATCTACACCACCGACCGTGCCGCGGCGACGGTGAGCGTGCCGGCCGAGATGCAAGCCAAGGATGGCGTACTCACTCGCGCCGCCGCGGCGGCCGGGCTGGAGGTGCGGCCCAAGCCCGCCACGGAGACGCGCAATCGCGGGAGGGGGCGCAAGGCGCGGCCGGAAGCGACACCCGCAGAGGCGAAGGCGTCCGGCGATGCAAATGAGGCGTGGGTGGCTGCGCGGAGGTCACAACGCAAGGCTGGCCGGTGACGCTACCCGCGGTGCGTGAGCCGGTCGACGTCGCACGCCTAATCAAGGATCGGCTCAAGGCCGACATGGCGGCGCGGTTCCCCGAGTTGTCGGTGCGCCTGGAACTTCCATCCGATTGGACTCTGGGCTCCGATCCGGTGCTGCTGGTCGCCGATGACGGCAGCACGTTGGACATGTGGCCGGCGGCGACGGACCCGACGATTCGCGTCACGTCGTGGACGTCGGGCCGGGAGACCAAGTATGCGTACGCGGCGATGCCCCATCTGCTCACCACGCGGATTCCTGGTATCGCCGCGATCCTGCCGGGCGCTGCGTTCCTGGAGGCACGCGACTCGCGCACACGCGGTGACCTCATCTCGTTCACGGTCCGCACCCGGGCCCGCACCCGATAACGCGCTGTAGCGCACCGATCAACCCCGCCTACCTGGCGGGGTTTTTTGTTGGCCCGCAAGGGCTCTCACGCCCTTAAGGAGGGAATCAACAATGGTTGCAACCATCAATCCCGATGCCACCGTCATCCCGGACAAGGCCGAGGTCTGGCTGATACTCAAGCAGGATGTCCCAGGCAACAACATCGCCGCGAAGATCCCGACGAACGCCACCGATGACCCCGGGGCCAAAGGCTGGGAGTTTTCCGGCCTGATCGACGACAAGAAGGGCATCCCGCTCGACCCGTCTGGCGAGGTCAAGGAATACGACGCGTTCGGGCATCCGAACTTCCGTACGAAGTTCCGCAAGGGCAAGCTCAAGAGCGGTTTCACCGCGCTGGAGTACAACGCCGTGACCCGCAAGGTCGTGCTCCCCGGGTCCACGCCGGACAAGCTGGGCATCCCTAAGGATGTTCAGATCTACGTGCTCTACCGGTATGTCGACGAGGACATCACCCGCATGTGGGTGGCGCTGCGCCCCGCCTTGGCCGAACTCAAGAGCCATGGCGGCATTGTCGACGGCGAGCTGTCATTCGCGGAAATCACGGTGCATCACACCGCCGACGCCAACGGCGACGTGTTCAAGTACCTGGACAGCAGCACCGCCGACGACGTCACCAAGACGTTCACTATCGACTCCGGCGTAACCGCCTACACGGCAACGGTGGGTACTGACACCACGGTCTCCCTCACGACGAAGACGGCGTATGCGTTGCAGTCCGCGCTGCGGGACTTGGACTCTGTGCAGGCGCTCGATGCGCCCGGTGTGACCGTCGAAGGTCCCGACGGTGGCCCACTGGTGGCCGTCTTCACCGGCCCGGTCCCCACTGTGTCCGCGACCGGCACCGGCGGCACCGTCGCCGTCTCGTAGAGCGAAAGCACCCGCCCCGGACGCGACCGACTCCCGCGTCCGGGGCGGGGCTCCACCCCAGCGAGTCGCCCCCCTTTTCCCGTATTCAAGGAGTCGAACATGACCGCACCACGTAAAAGCGCACCACGCAAAGCAACTCCCACCGATGCGGCTAAGCCGGACCCGAAGAAGTCGGCGCAGGCACGCAAGGCCGAGGCCGAGGATGGGTTCGTGACCGTCGAGCAATGCGGCGTCACATTCCGAATCGGGCTCGGCGAAAACATGCCTTTCGAGGTCATCGAAGAGATGAGCGCCAGGCCGGAACCGCAGAGCGAGAATGAGCGTCGCAAGTACGACCTGGCGATCACCAAGGCGCTACTGGGCCCGGATCAGTGGGAAGCGTTCAGAGCTGCGCAGCCCACCGTGCGCGATTACAACGAACTCAGCGACAGCATCACCGCACTGATGGGAAACTAATTGGCCTCTGGCGCATGCTCATTGAGCATGGCGACGAAATAGAGGCCGACCTAGCCCAGTACTACAACGGACTTGATCTCACCGACTTATACCGTGGCACACTGTCCTTCCGCCGTCTCGGCGTCCTGGTTCGCCAGCTACCGCCGCGATCCCGGCTGGTGACAGCGCTCAACGACGGTCAGCCTGGATGGACGGTTACCGATCACCTGATCGCTGATGTGTGGACGGCAATGGTCAAGCTGCTCGGTGACCCAAAGAAGGTGCCCGACAACATCGACCATCCGACCCGCGCTGCGATGGTCGCCAAAGCCGTTGCCGCAGCGAAGGAAGCACTCAAGGCGATGTTCGTGAAACGCAAGCGCGGCTATGCCAAGCATTAACCAACCTGTGAAACATGTTGTGGAGGTGAGACATACGTGACGACGCCAATCGGGTATGCGGTATTGCAGATCATTCCCTCACTCAACGGCGTGACCGAGGCGATCGACAAACAGATCGAGGGCAAGGTCGTCAGCGTCTCGATCACGCCCAAGGTTGATCAGCGCGCTGCGGAGTCCGTCGCCAAGCAGACGCGCGAGACCGTCGAGAAGCAGACGACACAGGTCAAGGTTGAGCCCAAGGTCGACGCACGCGCTGCCGAGCGGGCAGGTAAGACTGCGGGTGACGCAGTTGCCAAGGGAACGAAAGAAGCTGTCAGCAAGGCTGATATCGGCCGGGAGGCTGCGAAGGTCATCGTTGAGGGCATCGCGGGCGGCATGAAAGAGGAGCTGCGCGGCGGGCCCCTTGCCGACGAGATGGTCGACGGTGTTGTCAATGGCATCAAGTGGGGTATCGACAACGCTCGTGTCAGCGTGGGCAAGTCGATCGTCGGGTCGATTAGCGACAGCATCAAGGCTGGCAACATTGGCGAGACGATCAAGAATGCCGTGCTACCTCCCTTGGCGGACGTAGGCTCGGCGATACGCAGCGGCGCAGCCAGTTGGTCGAGTGGAATCTCTAATGCGTTGCGATCCGGCGATATTCAGGGGGCAACGGACGATATCGGCAACAGGGTGCGCACCACCACTGACACCATTGCAACTATCGGATCTGTCTTCGGGTTCCAGCTTGACGGGGTGCGGGAGTTCGGCGAGGGATCGGCCACGACGCTGCAGACCGTGGGCGGCAATCTGCAGAGCATCCTCGGCACAGCGGTCACCGTAAAGTCCACCTTTGCCGATACCGGCGAGCTATTGGGATCGGTCCTACCGGGCCGGGCTGGCAGTGGCGCGAAGTCCATCATCAACTCGTTGGGCACCATCATCCCGGTCGCTGGCGCGGTGTTTGAATCGCTGGACAGGATTACTCAGAACTGGCATGCCGAGCAGCAGGAACGGTATTGGTCTCGCTGGGAAGCTGATCGGCGGGCACAGGACGCGGGCGTGAAGCCACCGCAACCGGGCGTTGGTGACTTCGGTGGCCCGCCCCGGGTGGGCCAGGGCAACGCGGCGCAGGCGCCTAAGACGGTGCCGCTCCCTGATCAGATACGCGCGAAGGTTCAGGCCGGGCAGTTGCCCGGATATTCCTTCGGACCTGATGGCAAGATCATCGGTCCCGATGGTAAGCCGTTGCCGGGGTTGAGCATTGGTGGCTATACCGGAAACTGGCCGATCGACAAGATCGCGGGCGTAGTGCACGGCAAGGAGTTCGTCGTGCAGGCATCGTCGCAAGAGTCCATCGAGCGCGACCACCCCGGCTATCTGGATTACGTGAACAAGACCGGAAAGCTACCCGGATATGCCGGTGGCGGCCTGGTCGCCGGGACTGCCCAGCTGCGCAAGATCATCAGTGATCGATTCGGAATCAGCAACATTGGCGGATGGCGCCCTCAGGACAAGTACGGGGAGCATTCCACCGGCCGCGCGCTGGATGTGATGACCAGTGACAAGGCCAAGGGCGATGCGGTCAAGGACTTCGCCGTCGACAACGCCTCGGCCATCGATCTGAAATGGGCCATCTGGCAACAGAAACTCTGGTACCCGGGCGGAAGTTCGCAGAAGATGGACGACCGCGGCAGCCCGACGCAGAACCACATGGATCACGTGCACATTTTCTCCGGACCCGGTATCGCCAATGGTCTACTCGGTGCGCTGAAATCGAAGGGCGCCGAGATGGGGCAGGGTGTGGCCGCGGGCGTCAACCCGCCCGTCGGCGACACCACGGTCTCATCCGGTGGCACGGAAGTGGTGAGCGCGGCGGCGCCCGGTGGTGGTGCATCGTCCTCTGGTGGCGGCGGGTTCAATCTGCCGTCGTCCATTTCCGGGCTCTCGGGGATCGGGCTCAGCGGCATGGGCGCCAAGTCGCAGGTGCCCGGTCAGCCGGAGCGGACATTCGAGTTCGGAAACGCAGCTGCCGCAGCGGTTGGCGGGCAGGTGTCCTCGGCACTCGGGGTACTCGGCGTTCCTGATTCGCCGGGCTGGCTCAAGGGGATCTCTCAATTCGTAAGCGGCATATCCGTGGGTGGCGGTGGTTCCGGCGGTGGCCTTGGTGGCGCACCCGAGGGTGCAGGCCCCGGCAGCAGATTCGGCGGTGCGACCCCGATTGCCGCGTCGGCCGCTGTGCCGGCGCCCGCGGCACTTCCCGCGGGGACGGCTCACGGTGGCCGCGCGGGGCAGCAGCCCGGGCCGACATTCAACACCACGATCAGCGCGTTCGACACCAGCGACGCCGTGTCGATGATGCGCCGGCAGCAGGACGAAATCACGGCGGCGAAATTGGGCAGGTGGTCATAAATGGCGGTCGCAACGATCACGCTCGAATCTTCGAACGGTGACTCGGTGGTCATCTCAGATTCGATCGATAACTTTCTGGACGATGAGATCGTGTTGGACACCGACCCAAAGGGTATGTACGACACGGGTTTTTCGATGCGCACCCAGTCGGGTGCATTCCAGCCTGGCGGGCGTCCGGTGGGCGAAGAGGTGCCGATCCGTAACCCGATTCTGCCCTTCTGGCTGACCCCGGAATCGCGGCCTCGGTTTCAAAATCTCTGGGGCACGCCTTACAACCTGCGCAAGGTCAAGTGCACGTGGAACGGCCGATCAGGCCCGCGGTTCCTGTACTTGAAGCTGGCCAAGGAAATTCTGTACACCACCGAGGACGGCTTCGACGCTGATATCGACGAGGTCTATCACGCCGTAGTCTCGGCGCACGCTTACAACCCCATGTACGAAAGTGCCGAGGATGTCTCCGACTGGGTCAACTCCGGCAACTTCACCGTGTACAACGCCGGGTCGTCGGGCACGTACAAGCTCGGATACGCCCATGGCACAACAACGGATACGACCGTGGCGCTCGCGGTCGATGCGAGCATAGGCACCATTCAGTCCGCGCTCGAGGCGCTGCCATCCCTCGGGCCGGGCAACGTCACGGTGTCGGGCACGTCCAAGCAGTTCACCGTGCTCACTCCCAAGACCTGTCCGGGCATGTTGACGGTCGACGGCGGCGGGCTGGCACCGCTGGCGTTCTCCATCACTCTCGGCACGCTGTCGTACACGATCACCATCGGCGGCCAGACCACCGCGCCAATCTCATTCATCTCGTCAGCGACCTCGATTCGGCAAGCCATCGAACAGCTGTCGAATATCGGGACGGGCGGCGTCTCGGTCACGGGCACCTTCTTCGGGTACGTGCTGTCGTTCACCAGTGGACCGCTGGCGGGGTTCCTGACCGCGCTATTCACGGGCAAGACCACCGCTGTTGCCCCAGTGATCCGGGTAGTCGCCAACCCCAATACCGGGTATTTCGACGTGTGGAATCCAACCGATCAAGACCTCTGGCCGGAATGGGAACTCGACCCCGCGATCTCATGGCAGTTCCCCGACTTCGCGTTCGGGCAGGAACGCAAATGGAACCGCCCGGTGGGCGCCGACGCGGCACGGATGATCGTCACGGTCCCGGTTACATCAATGCTCTCGGTGATGTCCGACCCGTTCATGGACACCTGGCTTCCGGCGGACCTGTCGAACTTCGCCGGCCTGATGAACGGGGTTGAGCCGCTCTACCCGGTACCGCAGTACACCGGCACCGAGGATGACCCAGTAGTGATGCCGGTCATTTGTCAAGGCCCATCGGGGGCGAAAGCTACACTCCGGCAACGCCGTTTCTGGTCGGCCGAAAGTGGCCTCGAGGCGTGACCGTCGCGACGTTCGCCGAGCCGTTCACCGGCGCCGATCACGACGACTTCGCGTTGTGGGCGCGGGAGGTGCGCGAGTACCGCATCGAGCGCGCCTATGACCCGCCGCACATCGAGCTCTACGACGGTGATTGGGTCTACCGCGGCACCGTGCGCGGCGAGCTGGGCGGGCGCGTCAACCCGATCGTCAACCAGACCGGCACCATCTCACTGCGCCTACCCATCGACCTCGACGACCGCCGCGGGACATGGGCGGCGTTCTGGGCTCTCGATGAAGAGGCGCGCGGTACCAGCAACATTCACATCATCGTCGAGACGATGGGCGCCCGCATTGGCGGCCGGATGAAGGCCAAAGACGGTGTGCATGTTGAGCGTGGCGCCACCGGAGACGTGGTGGTCATTGACTTTCTGGACGATATCGAAGAACTCAAGTTTGTGCACACGGCTGGAAACCCTTTCCTACCAATATCATTGATCCAGCAGCCGAAGGCGTGGATGCTACTGGCCCAGGCTGATCACGGGATCTTGCTGACGATGGCCGCGAACCTACTTCGGTTGCAGCTCAACAACATTGACATCGCTACCCTGTTCAAGCTGCTTGACCCCGCCAACTGG